GTTCCCGCCGTGGGCTCCCGACCCGCTCACACGGGAATGGGATGTCAGATCATGATTTGGCCGTGGCAATCGCGCTTTTGCCTGAAATCAAGTGATCTCATTACTGTGATCAACGCCAACAACGGCGCCGTTGGTGCATTGCCTGCTGGCAACTGGGATACCTCGCCCTAATGGCGGGCTACACGTTCGTGGCTGACGGCGGCTACACCTCGAAGCTCGCCGGCGGCAGCATGACGCCTGTGATGCCCAGTTTCAGCGCCGGCAACCTCCTGTTGCTGCAAACGGGTGCCAACAGTATTACGTTGGGTCCTCCGACCATCTCCGGGTGGACGAAGCTCACAACCAACACGACGGTTCCATGTGATGCCATCTACGGACTCGTGGCTGCCGGCGGCGAGACTGCTCCCACATTAACATGGGATGCAAGTCACCAGGCCTATTCCCGGATCGTGTCCTTCAGTGGAGATGTGTACACCGATCTCTCCACGATCGTGGTGCAAGCCTCAGAGAGAGCGACTACTTCGACCGGAAAGATCGCGGTGAGCAGTACGTCTGCTCCCAGCATGGCGAATTGTCTGGTGATTCGCGGCGGACACTGCATCAAGACCGCCACCAACAACGGGGCCAGCTTCAATGACTGGATCACCGATTCAGGAATCTACACCAAGATCGGCAGTACGCAGTTGGTTCAAAGTGGAACCGCTCTCGCGGCCGCATTGTGGTACGACAATCAAGCGACTGCGACGGCGACTTCATCCGACACCGCAGGACTGACCAACACCGATTCGAGCGGCAATACACAGGGTTACACGCTGATTTTGCAGCCGTTGGTACTCAATCAGCTTCGCACACGCGCCCTCTTGGGCGTAGGAGTTTAGTTTGGCTGACAATGTCGCCATAACCGCTGGATCTGGTACGACCATCGCCACCGATGATATCGGTTCAGGCGTTCAGGTTCAGCGCATCAAACCCGTTTGGGGCGCCGATGGCACGGGTACTGACACTCAGATTTCCCAGCCGCTGCCCACCCAAGGAACGATCGAATCCTCTCAAGCCTCCAATCTCGGTACGATTCTCACGCCAAAATTCGGCGTTATCAGCACTTCCTCGAGTGGTGATACCACACTCGTAGCGACTGATTCAACGCACAAGATCCGGGTCGTCGATTACGCCTTCATCTGTGAAGGCACTGTGGCCGTGAAGTTCACCAAGGGTGCCGCCGGTACCGCTATGACCGGTGCGATGCCCTGCGTAGTCAACAGCGGTATCTCGAAAGGCTTCAATCCTTGGGGTCATTTCGAAACTGACACCACCCATGATTTGACGATCAATCTGTCTGCCGCTGTTGGTGTACGCGGCCACTTTACCTACGTTTTAATTTAGTTGGAGCCCTTATGCCGCTGTCAACCTACCTCGCCAACGCATTGGCGAACCACGTCTATCGCAACACGGCCTATACCAGCCCCACCGCTACGTATTCAGCTCTCTTTACCTCCACCGCCACACTCGCCCAGATCATCGCCGGCACGCTCACCAATGAGGTGAGTGGCGGCGCCTATGCGCGCGTGGCGGTGACCTTCGGGGCGCCCAGTGCAGGAGTGGTCAACAACTCCACAGTGACCTATGCCACCGCCACCGCGGGCTGGGGAACCATTCGCTTCGTGGCCGAGATGGATGCGGCAACGGCCGGCAATGTCCTGAGTGTGGCGCAGCTCTCCTCGGATGTCGTCATTTCCACCGGCAACCAGTTCCAGTTCAATTCGGGAAGTTTGGTCGCCTCGTTCGCGTAACTCATGCTGCTGCTCCTTCGCAGTGCCGCCAGTGCCAATCCTGCGGCGACACTCACTGCGAGTGGATCTCTCACCGCTTCCGGCACGACCGGCGCAACGACCCTCACGGCCACCGGCTCACTCGCCGTCGGCTCGATCGAACTCCATGTCTTTGCCACCTTGGATGGCCAGGGAAACCTCCAAGGACTCTCGCAGAACTTCGTCACCGGCAGTGCATCGCTCACGGGCTTTGGCGATTTAGCACCCATCGGTGGGTTCGGGCCGTCAGCCACGCTCACGGGGTTGGGTACTCTCAGCGGAACCGTGGGCACGGTATTCCAGGGCATCGGTGTCCTGAATGCCCAAGGTGGCCTGACCGCAGCCGGGTCGATTCTGCAGAGTGCCGTACTCAGCGGTACGGGCTCGCTCAGTGCCGCAGGCGTCGTGACTGGGGGCACCGTTACCCCGACCGCCACGTTGCCCGGTATCGGCACATTGACGGTCACGGGTGCTGTCTTAGTCACGAGCGCGAATCTCACCGGCAACGGCGTTCTCACCGGGTTTGGATTGCGTCAAGCCATCGGATTCGCCACTCAAATGCGACTGACATTCAGTTGTGACGAGATTCGCACCTTTTTCAGGAAAGGCTAATGGGCGTCCCCACTCTCAACGAAGGCTCGCGGTGTTTCATCAAGGCAAAGTTCTCCGATAACCGCGATCGAGCCCAGATCCCCACATCCATCGCCTACCGCGTGGACTGCGAGACAACGGGCACACTCATTCAGGACTGGACTACCGTCACTCCCGATGTGGAGATCGAAGTCCAGATCAACGCCACCCTGAACACCATCATCAATCAGCGCAATCAGATTGAGCGCAAGACCGTGACCTTCCTGGCCAACGCTGATCCACCCGAGAATGCCTTCACCGAAATCCAGCAGTACGACTTGATTGCACTGCAGGCTGAAGATAGCTGAGCTTCTAAAGTAGACCGCAATAGATGGCCAAGGGAAAAAAGACTGGCGGCCGGAAGAAGGGCACTCCAAACCGCATAACGCAGGCTAGGGAGGCCGCAGTTGAAGAGGTCAAGGAGCAGATCGAGGAAGTTCTGGGCCCCGCTGCGTTCACAGGAGACGCCCACGCGTTACTGATGGCCATTTACAAAGACACTACACAGTCGATCGTGGTCAGGTTGGATGCGGCCCGAGCCGCCATTGGCTTTGAGAAGCCCAAGCTTTCCTCGATAGACGCAAAGCTCGATGGAACTATCGGCACTTACGAAGCAACCCCTATCCCCGTCGAAGCGCGGGACAGTGACGCCTTGGCGAGCTCAGCCGGGTCCGCAACTGACAGCGATACAACGGGACACGGTTGACGAGCTTCTCTACGGAGGGGCGGTATTTGGCGGCAAGTCGGATTTCTTGTTGGGAGACTTCGCACAGGACGTGCCAAGGCCCTACGGGGCTCATTGGCATGGGATTCTGTTCCGCAAGAACTATCCCCAACTCGAAGACCTGATCAGCCGCAGCAAGGAGATTTACCCCAACTGGTTTCCGGGAGTCACCTGGAGCAACCAGACCAAGACATGGACGTGGCCAAATGGCGCGACCCTCAAGATGCGCTTCATGGAGTCGGACGACGACTGGATGGAGTACTGGGGCCACGCATACACGTGGATTGGTTGGGACGAGATCGCGCTATGGAGTAATCCGACTCCGTATCAGCGTATGAAGGCCCGTTTACGCAGTGCGTCGGCTCACATTCCGAATAAGCGTATTCGAGCGTCTGCCAACCCTGGTGGCCCCGGTCATCACTGGGTACGCGAGCATTGGAAGATTGGCGAATACCCACTAGGTAGCCACACCTTCTTGGCTGATGACGGATCTGGAATGCGCCGAGTCTTCATCAAGGCGCGCCTGCAGGACAACAAGATTGGAATTGCTAACGATCCGGGCTATGAGGCCCGACTGCAAGGCGCTGGTTCAGCCACCTTCGTGAAGGCGATCAAGGATGGGGACTGGTCAGTCATCGAGGGCGCGTTTTTCAGCGAGTTCTCAGAGACGCGGCATGTTGTACGTCCCCTTGAGCTACCGGCTCAATGGACTCGCTTCAGAGCAATGGATTGGGGTTCATCGAAGCCATTCAGCATTGGCTGGTATGCGGTCTCGGACGGCAGTCTCAAACAGTTCCCTGCGGGCGCTTTGATCAAGTACCGCGAGTGGTATGGCATGAAAGAAGGCCAGCCCAATGTCGGCTTGAAGCTCACCGCGGAACAGATTCGCACGGGCGTTCACAAAGTACCTGGCCAGGCCGATATTCCCGGCATCCTAGAGCGTGAAAAGGGCGATCACATCACCTACAGCGTGATTGATCCCTCTGCATTCCAGGAGGACGGGGGTCCCAGCATTGCTTCGCGAATGGCGCCCGTGATTTGGCGTCCTGCGGACAACAAACGCATTCCTGGTTGGGATCAAGTGAGAGGCCGATTGGTCGGGGAG